TCTCCTTCGATTAAGCCGCTTTGGCTTGGGTTAATTCTTGCGCCAGGGCCGCGCCGATCACGGCCGGCTTGATCGCCAGGCGTTTCTTGCCCTTGACCGTGCGTTCTTCCACCGCTTCCGGCAGAACCTTCTGCACATCCTGCGCCATAAAGCCGACACGCTTCTCGTCGTCGCCCTTATATTTGAACTCGTAGGCCGTGAGTCCGAGCACCTTGCCGGCCGAGCCGAGAGGCTTGATGTCCTTCTTCTCCCGCTTGTCCGAGAGGATCGACGAACCGATGTTGCCGATCATGTTCATCATCCCGGCCTGGCGCATCGCGCCCGCCTGCATGTTCGCGCCTTGCACCGCCGCGTTGTTGTTCTGCCAGGAGTTAAACATCCCGGCCTGCATATTCCGGTTGAAGGATTCGACGTTGCCCGCTTGGTTCACGGCATTGTTGAACGTGTTGCCGATCAGCTGCGTGCCTTGTCCCATGGTCGCTTGGCCCAGGCCGAAGGCCGGGTTGAGTCCGCGGGCGAAGGGATCGAGGGCGCCGTAGCCTTCGGCCAGGGTGATCCGGCGGCCGCGGCGGGCCAGGTCGAGCTGGTTGGCGCCGAGGGCGAATTGACGCCGCTGGTCGAGACGCTGCTGCGACATGGCATCTCGGTTGAGAATCTCCGCGGCCGACGATCCGGCGCTGGTGCCGAGACCGCGGGCGGCGAAGGCGCCGCGGGCGGATTGCTGCGCCGCACGTTCCTGCTCCGGCGAGAGAGAACGTCCGAGCATCAGCTCCTCTTGAGCCTGACGCTGGATCTCCGCCTCGATGGCGCTGGGGGCGCTGGCCGCTTGCAGCTCCTGGTCCATCACGCCACGCGTTCGGGCGAGGTATTCATTGTCCAACTCCCCGGCCACCTGACGGGCCGTGCCGAGTTGCATGGCCGTCATCTTGGGATACAGACGCTGGAGCGAACGCTCCTGCTCCTGCATCTGTTGAATGGCCGACCGCGTCGCCGCGGCATACATCCGGTCGTAGTCGATTGGTGCCGGCGCCGGGGGCTGCGCGACATTGTAAGTCGTGCCTCCTCCGCCACCGCCGAAAAGTCCTCCACCTCCCATATTATTGTCCTCCTACTTTCTTCATTAGTTTCTCCCAGGAATATACCCGAGGTTCAAAGCTCCCCCGCCGGCACCATGCCGCGAATTGCTGCGGGCGTGTCGCCACGCGCATAAACTCCCTAACAGGGTTTGCATGGCCAACAGCAGCAGCCAAGCGAACGAACCAGCAGTTAGGCTCGCCGCTTTCAAATTGCTGCTCCTCCGCGTTCCATCGCACCTCCGAGGCCAGCAGAAAAACTTCCGGCGTGGCGTGAACTAATCCATGCGAAAGGTGCCACCCAAGCAGCTCCTCGAATGTTGCTGTTGAGTCGTTCTCCTCCTGCCATTGTTTTGCCTTTTGCCATGGCGTCATGCCTTGATTTCTGTTAGCTTCATCCAGCTAATCAGCGTCCCGCCGAACAAATCGCCTCCGACGCCAGATCCGTTGACATAAAAGCCGCTGCCGCCGGACACATAGCCTCCTCGCAATCTGTAGGTTGTTGAGGATGTCGTTGAAGGCGAGTCGTAGAATGCAACATGGCACTGACCGCCGTATGATGACGGGAAAGAGTGGAATGCCGTGGCAATAGCATTGGCCGACGATCCGCGAAACAACGCAAAAATGATCGTTCCGGCATTGGCCTGTGTTCCGGTAATCGTAGCCTCTACCAAGACTTTGTTTGTCGCTGAAGACGGTGCGATTGAGGCCGTTAAAATTTCTTCGCCTTCGCTGCTTTGGGGAATTGTGTTGTCGTAGGGAACCAAGTTTGCCAACGACTGCACGGTTGATTTGCTGGAAACCACTGTTTGCAGCGACATGCCGTTTTGCATCTTTGCCGCAACCACCGCGCCGTCCGCAATCCGCGCAATCGGCAACGTGCCGGTCGTGAGTTTGGCCGCGTCGATGCCGCTGGCGAGCTTGACGTTGGTGACTTCACCGTCAATAAGCGTAGCCGTCACGGCCGGAGCGGCCGCCAGATTCATCTTCGCCGGGGTCACAATCTCCCCGCTGCTCCAAGTATATCCCGGTGTTACTGTAACTGTTGCCATATTATGCCGCCCCCTTGATGAGTCCGAGGTTGACCAGCGCCGTGCGAATTTCGTTCAGCAGCGTGTGCAGCTCGGTGAAGTTGTTGTTGATGTCGGCGTCTGCGCCAGAGCCGCTAACCGCTGACAGCGTGCCATCCGCCGTGCCGCCGGTGCTGTTGGTTAGTGCCGCCTGGTCGGCGCCGGCGGGTTGGACGACGGGCGTGGCGTTGTAGAACGCCAGCTTTTGCCCGACCGCCGTGCCGATCTTGGTTCCGGTGCCTGTCGCCAGAATTACGTTAAATGTGTCGTTGATGGTAAGGTTGCCGCCCAGCGTCGTTGCGCCCGCGCCCAGTGTGCCAGTCGTCACGACGTTCTGGCTGCCGAAGTTCGGCGTCACTTTGGTTCCAGCAATAGCCGCCGAAGCATTCACGTCGGCGTTGACGATGGTGCCGTCCACGATGTTTGCCGACGCCACGGTGATCGCCGTGGGCAAGGCGCCGGTCGCCAGCTTACTCAGGGCGATGGCCGCCGAGGCGGACACATCAGCGTCCACGATGTTGGCGATGGTTGCGTTATCGACAAGGTTGTTGAGCTTGTCGGCCGTCACGGTTTCCCCGCCGGCGAAGGTCTGTCCTTTTGTGAGTTGAGCCATAATGATTAAGCGACGTTTCTGGTCTCAGTCTGCGGCGAACCTTCAACGGTCGCTTCGATGGAGACATTGCGGATTTCCGGCCGATTGGCCGTGGTTAGAAATTCCAGCTCGCAGTAATGCGCTTTTTGGCGGATCGGCTGCTTGAGCGTGTAGTCTTCGGCGAGGCCCGACGTGTTCGTCTGGCCCGGCACCAGCGTGATTTCTTTGTCGGGGTTGACCATCTGCGCCTTGATCGTGATGGAGCCGGTGTCCGGCAGCACCACGTCGGCCAAGCTGCGGACGTAGCGTTTGGTGTGCATGCTGCCAAAGCCATAGCGCCGCGTGCGAATGCGCCCCGGCACCACATCGAAGTAATCCTCGCTCACCGTGCTATCGGCCGGATCGTCGCCCCGTTCGATGTCTTCGAGCAGGAACAGCTTGCCCGCCCGGCTCGCCGCGTAGACACGACGGTCGCCGGTGTGGCGGGACACCAGCAGGTTGTCCACGCCGAAGCCGTAGTAGTCGATGGTCTCCCACTGTTGGTTGAGCGCCGAGTAGATGAAGAGGGCGTTGTTGTTGTCCGCCCCATCGACCGGCGCCGCCAGCCAATAGCGATTGTCGTGCCAGAGGCCCACGGCATTCTCGGCCACGGCCTTGGGAATGCGGGCAATCTGGTCGCTGATCGGGTCCGACAACGGCAGCGTGTCGCCGCGCAATTTGAGGTCGAGCCTCGCATCCAGCCGGTAGATACCCGCGTCTGAGAGGAAATAAACATACTGCCCTGCCGTCTGGATGGTCCGCCGCGCTGCGCAGCCGATCTCATCGGTGAGGAGTTCAAGTTTGCTGATCGGCGTGTCCACCGAGAAGGCGCTGCCGTCTGTGCTGGCAAACTGATTGACCTGCGCCAGCCAGATCGAGTTGCGCATGAAGACCAAGAACGATCCCTCCACCCACGGATGCACCGCCACGATGTAGTCATTGCTTCCTTGGTTTGCCCGGAAGCTGGCCCAGAACGGATCGTATAAATCTGGGCTTAAAATATCGGAGAGCATCACCTGGTCGCGGCCGTCCGGCAGCACCAGCCGGTTGTTGGCATAGGTCGCCCAAGGCACCGAGCGCATGCGGCGGAAGGTTGGCCCTTCGGCCGGAATCCCCGCTGGCGCTTTGATGAATGACCCCTGCGGGTTGCCGTCCCAATACAGCGGAGCCTTGACCCGACGCACCGTGCGTCCGGTCAGCGTGGCATCCGACGCCGTGCCGCTCGGCACCGTCAGGGTAAAGGTGTTGGCGGTCGGCGTCGTGACGATGTCGTATTCTTGGCCATCGAAGGCCGCCACGCTCGATCCCTCCAGTCGCACCCGCTGTCCGGACAGGTAGCCATGCGCCGTCACATTCACGGTCGCCGTCGTGCCCACCACCGAGATTCCACCGCTGGTCAGCGACTTCTCACGGAACGCCTCCACGCTCAGGCTGGCCTCGCGCAGCAGATAAAGCCGGTCAAACGCCTGCACCATGCTGACCTTGTCGGTCGGGTCGATGGTTTCGTCCGAGGGATAGCCAATGCTCGCCGCGTAGCTGATCGCTTGGACCACGTTGCCGTCTTGGTCGAGGATCGGGTTGCCTGCCTGATCGGTCAGCGCCGTGAGGAAAGGATCTTGGTAGACATAAGCCTCCGCGGCGCCCGCCAACACGATCACCTCCTCATTGTCCCAACCCGGCGAGCGGTAGACATAGCTCGTAAAAATCCCCCCCTCGTAGCTGGCCAGCAGCAGCAGGCCACCGGGGTTGATCGTCAGCGTGAAATCCAAATCCACCGGCAGCGTCGGCTCAAAGTTGAACGGCAACGTCAGCGGAAACGAGGATGGCAGGATGTCGTCCGCCAACCGCCGCGCACCCTTCCGCGTCTTGGCCGTGCCGCGGTCGAGGCGCATGTTCTCCGAGAGCTGCAACATGCCCGCTGGCAAAGCCACCGGATTCAGCCGGCTGGCAAAGCCGACGAACCCTGCGTCTCCGTCGCGGACTGTTGGACTTTCGAGTGGCATTAGGCGGATTCTCCAAGCCACGCCAGCCAAGCAGCGTGCTCTTCTTCGATTATGGCAGCGTAATCCGGCTGCGTTCCACTCGCCTCATATTTGGCGCGGTCATACGACACGGTGCGCGTTGCGCCGTTATGAGAAAAGCTGGAGACAACGTGTGTTTCAGTTGTTTGGGTGCTGTCGATCATGTTGCGTAGTATGGAATTTTGCGGCTGGTTCCGTTGAGGCTGACCACCAAAAAGCCCACTGGATTGGCCGGTAAAGTTTGCGCCCCAGCCGTTGCTGCTGTGGCAGTGGTTGCATTGGCCAGCGTCAAGTCGCCGTCAACATGCAGCTTGCTCGTTGGGTTCACACCGATGCCGACGTTGCCGTTAGACTTGACGCGCAGGCGTTCTATATCGGCGGTAACACCTCCTCCGCTGCACAAAGTTACAGCAAGAGCGCCAGAACTGCCTTCGGCAACAAACTTTACGGAGGAGCTTATAGTGTTTGGGGTGCTTGCGTCGTTTTGCCTGCACGCAACTGAAGCGGCTATTTCTCCGTCAGAAAGCGACGTATCAGCATTGTGCAGCACAAATGCCCTTGTGGTGGTTGCATTGTTAATGCGTGTCACCCATTCCCCAGCAACTTCGTCGTGGTATTGTATATAGCGCGTGTCGGTATTTGTGACATTGCCCACCATTCTTGTGTTAGTGCATGAGGTAAATGTAATGGGCGTTGTGCTTGCGCTCATAATTGTATTGCCAGCTACCATCACATCAGCAGAGTCTCGAATATCCACACTTGCGCCGGTGTGGCCTTCAGCGATTACGCAGTTGTTTTGAAATGTGATGCCGGTTCCATAGCTTCTGACCGACATAAGGCTTGCTGAAACCGTTGCGCCAATGCCAGATATTGTGTTACCGACAACTTTGATGTTATTGCCGATTTGGGGGCTGTCTAAAAATACCGCAATCTGCGCGTGATACAGACACCGATCAAAAGTGTTTCCACTAAATAGAAGATTAGATCCTGATGTTGCATCAATAACTCGCTGAAGCGTGGGCAAGGACGATGGCAGGTTGTTCGTAAAGTAGTTATTTGCAACTGTAACACCGTTGGCTGCAATTTTTACCGCCCTTCGGTTCCACGATTTGACTACGTTGTTGGCAATGACGCACGGAAGAGTCAGCGGCGATGCGCTTGTTCCGCCAGCAACAACGATTGCGTCGCCCTCCTCGCCTTCAACAGTGTCGATGCTGTTGCCAGTAATAAATACGGTGCTGTTGCAATTCTGATTCGTCTGCACAAGCACTGCCCGCTGCATGCCGGTGCCATTGCCGCCAACTCCATCCCCAACGCCCTGCAAATTGCAAATGATATTATTAGAGACAAGCGCCGTCGTGTCTCGACCGTCGAAATTCAGATGAACGCCAACGCCCTGCCATGTCGTCTTGCCGTCCAGATTGGATATTCTACATCCGGTGATAACGGGATTGTCGGCGGTTACGTAGATGGCCGTTCCGATGTTGAGTTTACCGTCGAAATGCAACGAGACGGTCGTGTTGTTTCCGGTAATGCCCAGCGCCCGCTTGACTTGGCTCGTCGCGGTTATGATTCCTTCGCCATAGATTCGGCGGTTGGCCACGCTGCTTGTGATGGCCGGATCGCCTGTCACGCCATCGTTTGCAATGCGATACGAGCCGGTGGGAAAGTAGATGGAGGTTGCTGTAGAATTTAACGCTGCTTGAATCGCCGCCGTGTCATCCGCCACACCATCGCCAACCGCACCGAAGTCCTTTACGTTGACCGTGCCGTTGATGGCGTTCAGCCCCTTTGCCAACTCGGCGCCGGTGGCGCGCTTGGTGATGCCGCCTTGCTGGATAATGAATTCGTCGGCGGCGTTGACGGTGGTGGCGTCGGTTAGTTGAGGGATGGTTTTGGCCATAGGATTAAGAGGTGACGAGTTAGGAGATGTCCTTTCGCGGATGGGTCAGGACGTAGCTGACGGTTTTTGCGTTGTTGCGGCGCATTTCGCTGGTGACCAGGGCGTAGAAGCTGTCGTATTGGCTACCGCGCAAGCCGTAGCGTCCGGGGAGCGTTTGACACCCTTCGGAAGATGTAGACCGCGGGAACGTGGTGACGCCGCCTCCGGCGGCATGGATGTTTATTCCGAACCATCCGGTTTCTTCGTCGTTGCCGCGCAGGACGGTGACGGGTCCGGCTTGCACCAGAGCGGGATACGGATTGCCACGACTGATGCCGTGGCGTCCGAGTTTGTAGCGGTAGACGCCGGGCTTGAGCTGGGCCATGGGCTTGCCTGCCTTGGCGTTCCATCCGAGACGCGATGGGTCCACGTTTGCGTTGAAGGCCGCATGGACGTTTGGCGAGATCAAGATGATCGCGTCATCAAAAAGTCCGGTATCGTTCTTCCCTTTCGCCCCCATCGAGTCCCGGTAGTAACCCCTGATGCCGACCAAGCACACCGGATCGCTGACGTTGGCCGCTTTGAGCTGGGCCAGCGTCTGATCGCGTTTCTGCTGTGGTCGGTTTTTCGGGATCACTTGGTCGGAGGCTTTACCGTTTTGGCGTCGAAGGTGACGGTGGCCTGTTGCTTAATGAAGTCGTAGCCGAGCGTGACGCAGCCGGTGGCGAGCAGGGCGAAGGCGGCCAAGAGGATGGCCGCCGCGATCCATTTGATTGCCATGGTGCGCATGTCGTCGGAGTTCAGAGTCGGGCGGTGCCGTCTTTGGCGACAATTAAGCCCCATCCGGCGAGTAGGCTTGCGCCGACGAGGCCGAGGTCGGGGATGGTGCCGTTGGCCAAGAACTCGCGGCCAGCGGTCGAGAGTGAGGCGATGATTGTGAGAACCCCTAAGAGGCTCGTTTTCCAGTTACGCATGGTTTTGTTTCTCCTTATGATTTCCGGCGGTAGTCCCGGATGACTGAAAGTAGAGTGACGACGCCGATGGCCAGGCCGATGCCCAGGCCGGCGACGCGCAGGTAGACTTCGAGGGTCTGCATGAAGGACACGGCGACGGTGCCGGTGGTGGCGACTGTGCCGAGCAGTCCCCTCTCCAATGTGCTAAGTGTGGAATGCTCGGCGCTCATGGCTATTTGCGGTAAGCAATCACGCTGCCGGCGTGGAGTTTGATGGCGGTGAAGATGCCGTCGATCGTGGTGCCGGACGGGATGGCGGTGGCGCTGCCACTGGTCAGGTTGGCGATGCCGGTGCTGTTGCCGGTGAGGACTTCGAATTTGGTGGCGTTGTCCAGGCTGTCGATGCTGACGAATTCGCCGGTCACTTGGGTCGTGT